GAGGCAGTGCTTGCCCAGCATGAAATTTATTACACAAAAACAGAACTATTCATTGATTCGGAAGAATTGTATGAAGTACTCTATGAGATGGATGCCTGAGTCCGAGGCAGGATGCTGCACGAGGACGAATGGTATGCCGACATTAGATTTTAGGAGGCTGGTATATATATGGCAATGGAGAAAAACAAGGTAAAGTTCGGTCTGAACAAAGTTCACTATGCAAAAATCACTTCTTATGACGAAGAGGGTGTGCCGACTTTTGCAAAGCCGGTTCGCATTCCCGGTGCAGTGTCGCTGTCTATCGATGCAGAAGGTGAAGCATCCAATTTTTACGCTGACGATGGTGTGTACTATGTGATCAACAATAACTCTGGTTACACCGGAGATCTTGAAATCGCATTGGTTCCGCTTGAGTTTGCGACAGACATTCTCGGTGAGAAGCTGGATGAAAAGGGCGTTCTCACGGAAACCAATACCGCAGAAGTATCGCAGTTTGCATTACTGTTTGAATTCAGCGGCGACAAGAACAAGATTCGGCACTGTCTGTTCTGCTGCTCTGCCTCTCGTCCGGCAACAGAATCCAGCACCATTGAGGACGAAAAGGAAGTTAAAACAGAAACGCTGTCTTTGACCGCAACGGCGTTGAACAGTGGTTTGGTAAAAACCAAAACCTGTGAGAAAACGGATGCCGAGATTTATGAGAATTGGTACAAGGCGGTATATATGCCAAATCTGGCTGCCGCTATACAGAGTGGTAAGGCATCCGCAGCATCTGTGAAAGCGTAATGGGGTGACAGTATGGCAATTCAGAAGAACATCACCATTGACGGTATTGATGTGCCGTTTAAGGCAAGTGCGGCAGTCCCCAGACTGTATCGTCTGAAATTTCGCAGAGATATTTATCAGGATTTTGCAGCACTGCAAAAGTCTGTGGGAGAAAATACAGAGGAATCCTCTGCACTGGACATTGAAAGCCTTGAAGTGTTTGAGAACATCGCCTACATCATGGCAAAACACGCTGACCCAGCCGTTCCGGCTTCTCCGGACGAGTGGCTGGAGCAGTTTAACACATTCAGCATCTATGAGATTTTGCCGCAGCTGATCGACCTCTGGGGCTTGAATGTAGAAACACAGGTCAAGTCTAAAAAAAACATCGCCCGATTGACCGACCGCTGACCACACCATTGTTTTTGTTGCGGTGCGTTCAGCTTGGTTTGTCAATGGGCGATTTGGATTCTTTGACCATTGGTCTGGTGAATGATATGTTCACCGAACGGGAGAATGACGAATATGACGGCTGGCATGAGGTTGCTGGGCAGGCGGATTTTGATGCGTTTTGATTTTATTCAGCAATTACAGCATCATCTGCTGTGTATCCTTCAAGAGAGTTTTCCTTAACCTGAATACATACAAAACTGATTGCAGAATCGTCCCCTGCAAAGAACTGTCTTTTTGCTGACGGAGCAATTCTCATAAAATCTCCCGCATTTAATTCAACAGTTTCATCATCAATAACAGCCTTACCTTTGCCTGAAAGAATGATGTAGATTTCTTCATTCTTCTTGTGTGAATGAACAAACGGAACACCAGCACCTGCCGGAAGGTTGTTCACGCTGATTTCAGCACCTGTAAGAGAAAGCTTATCGTGAAGTTCTGTTCTTGCATCCTGTGCGACACTTACCTTTGTAAAATTATTCATTATCGTTACCTCCGAAAATTTAATTGTTGTAACCTGTTTGATTACAACTAAATTCTATCACATTCTTGTTGTAATGTCAATAGTTACAACAACATTTTGTATATTTGCACAATTTCTCACTTACTTTATTGTGATAGTTGACATTACAACTAAATTGTGCTAAAATAAAAGTATAAATTACATGGAGGAACAAATATGCAATTTTCATCTCGATTAACAATAGCAACACATATTTTATTATGTATAGAGATTTTCAAAGATGACTATAAGGTTACTTCAAACTTTCTTGCCGGAAGCATCAATGTGAATCCTGTCATTGTCAGAAATATATTAGGATTACTTTCATCGGCTGGAATTGTTGAAATTAAAGCTGGGATTGGCGGTGCGTCATTGGCAAAATCTCCTGATGAAATCACAATGCTTGATGTATTCAAGGCAGTTGAAAAAGAAGAAGCTCTTTTTCATTTTCATGAAAATCCAAATTCAAATTGTCCGGTAGGAAGAAATGTTCACCGTGTACTGGACAGCAAACTGGATAATATACAAACGGCAATGGAAAATGAACTTGCTAAAATCACTTTAAGCCAACTCATAAAAGAAACAAAAGAAAAAATTCAATCATAGAAATAAATGATATGATTTGCACTTGCTTCGGCAGGTGCTTTTTTCATGCCCTCACGGAGGAGGTGAAACCGCATGGCAAACCGCATCAAAGGCATCACCGTAGAAATCGGCGGTGATACCACCAAGCTGTCCAAAGCATTGGAAGGTGTCAACAAAGACATCAAGGGTACGCAGACACAGTTGAAAGATGTCCAGAAACTGCTGAAGCTTGATCCCACCAACACGGAACTCCTATCCCAGAAACACAAACTGCTGGCAGATGCGGTATCTGCCACCAAAGAAAAGCTGGAAGTGCTGAAAACCGCTGCGGAACAAGCCAATACCGCTCTTGCAAACGGCGAAATTTCCCAGCAGCAGTATGATGCTCTACAGCGTGAGATCATCGAAACCGAAAACGAACTGAAACGTCTGACCACAGAAGCAAACAATTCTCACACCGCCTTGGAAAAGATGGGCGTTCTGGGTGAAACGCTGCAGTCAGCCGGGGACAAAATTTCCGGTGTGGGACAAAAGCTGCTGCCCGTCACTGCCGGTGTCACGGCTCTGGGCACCATTGCTGTGAAAACTGGTGCAGACTTTGATGCTGCTATGTCCAAGGTAGCGGCGGTATCCGGTGCGACCGGTTCAGAGATGGACGCTCTCCGGGAAAAAGCCCGTGAAATGGGCAGCAAGACAAAATTCTCTGCAAGTGAGGCTGCGGATGCTATGAACTATATGGCAATGGCAGGCTGGAAAACCAACGATATGCTCAGCGGTATCGAAGGCATCATGAATCTTGCTGCTTCCGGCGAGGACTTGGCATCTACTTCAGACATTGTCACGGATGCTTTGACTGCTTTCGGTTTGTCTGCCTCGGACAGCGGACACTTTGCTGATATTCTGGCAGCTGCATCAAGCAATGCCAATACCAACGTCAGCATGATGGGTGAAACTTTCAAGTATGCCGCTCCGGTGCTGGGTTCTTTGGGATACTCTGCTGAAGACTCTGCCATTGCCATTGGACTGATGGCGAACGCCGGTATCAAATCCTCACAGGCTGGTACAGCACTGCGTGCTGCCATTACCAATCTGGCAAAGCCAACAGACACGGTGGCATCTGCCATGGAACAGTACGGCATTTCTCTGACGGATAGTTCCGGCAAGATGTATTCTCTGCGGGAACTCATGGAACAACTCCGACAGAAATTGGGCGGACTTTCTGAGGCAGAACAGGCACAGGCGGCTGCCTCACTGTTTGGCAAAGAGGCCATGTCCGGTATGCTGGCAATCATCAACGGTTCTCCGGCGGACTTTGAAAAACTGTCCAATGCCATTGACACCTGTTCCGATACAGTAGATGGCTACAATGGCACGACCGAAAAAATGGCAGCTGTCATGCAGGATAACCTTGCCGGACAAGTGACCATCTTGAAGTCCCAGCTGGAAGAACTGGCAATCAGTTTTAGTGATATTCTGATGCCTACCATTCGCTCCATTGTTTCCCGCATTCAGGAACTGGTGGACAAGCTGAATCAACTGGATCCGCAGACCAAAGAAACCATTGCGAAAATTGCACTGGTGGCTGCTGCTCTGGGTCCGATGCTGGTGGTGCTGGGAAAGACCATTTCCAGTGTGGGGACGGTCTTTTCCGCAGTGTCCAAACTGCCTGCCCTTTTCTCGGCTGTGCAAGGTGGCATTGGAGCTATTACCGGAGCGTTGGGCGTGTCATTAGGTCCGCTGCTCGCCATTATCGCAGCTGTTGCCGCTTTGGTGGCTGCCTTTGTGCATCTCTGGAAAACCAATGACGAATTCAAAAGCAACATCATCGCCATCTGGGAGCAAATCAAAAGCACCTTTACTGGATTGACACAGGGCATCACTGACCGGATAAACGCTCTGGGATTCGACTTTGAAAGTTTCACCGATGTGCTGAAAGCAGCGTGGGACGGGCTGTGCAATCTGTTGGCTCCTATTTTTGAAGGTGTTTTTCAGAATATCTCTAATATTTTCTCTGGATTTGCAGATATTCTCTTAAATTCACTTGATGTACTGATCGGTCTGTTCACTGGTGACTGGGAGCAATGCTGGGACGGCATCAAGGGGATTTTTACGTCTATCTGGAATTTCGTTGTCAACTCGTTCCGCAATATCATGAATACCCTGAAAGGCATTGCAGATGTGGTGCTGGGGTGGTTCGGAACAAGCTGGAACGAAGTCTGGACTTCTATCAAGACATTTTTCGTGGATACATGGAACAGCATCGCTTCCTTTTTCACGGGAATCATTACCGGAATCCGAGACTTTTTCGTCAACACTTGGACATCCATTTCCAATACCTTCACCACCATTGTCACTGCCATTCAGACGGTGGCAACGACTGTATTTACGGCGATTCGGGATTTCTTCACCACGATTTTTACAGCGATCTACAACTTTTTCAGCACGATTTTCAATGCCATTTACAACGTGGTTTCTACGGTTTTTCAGGCAATTCATAACGTCATTACGACCGTTTGGAATGCCATTTACACCACCTTAGAACCGCTGATCACGGCATTCGGCTATCTGTTTCAGACGATTTTTGAAGCCATCCAGATCATTGTGGGCAGAGTGATGGACTGGATCTCGGAGAAGATCAGTGCCATTTGGAATGCAATCGTGTCATTTTTAACGCCGATTTTAGAAGGTATCCGAACGACATTTGAAACCATCTGGAATGCCATTTCTACTACAATTTCCACGGTTTTGACAGCGATTCAAGATGCGGTAACTACGGTTTGGAATGCTGTATCTGGTTTCATTTCGTCTGTTTTGTCAGCGATCTGGAATGTGGTTTCTTCCATCTGGAACAGCATCTCCAGCACGATTTCCAGTGTGATGAATGCCATTTTTTCTGTGGTATCGTCTATCTGGAATCAGATTTCTTCTGCGGTTTCCAATGTTCTGAACGCCATCCGGTCGGTGGTGTCTAACATCTGGAACAGCATCAAGAGCACCATTTCCAACGTGATGCAGAGCATTTCTTCTACGGTGTCCAGCATCTGGGACAACATTCGTTCTGCGGTTTCCGACAAAATCAGCGGCATCAAATCCACCATTCAGAATGGATTTGATGCCGCTGTGGGATATATTAAGGGACTGGCTTCCGATGCCTGGAACTGGGGACGGGATATCATTCAGGGAATCATTGACGGCATTCAGAGTGCCATCGGCTGGCTGGCGGACTGCGTCACCAATGTTGCCGATACCATTCGGGATTTCCTGCACTTCTCTGTACCGGACAAAGGACCGCTGACGGACTACGAGAGCTGGATGCCGGACTTTATGAAAGGGCTGGCAGACGGCATCGACAAAAGCAAGAAGTATGTGGAGAAAGCCGTGGGCGGTGTGGCGAAAGCCATGCAGCTGACCATGGATTCTGATCTGAATTACAGCTTGCATGGAATCTCCGGAGCAATTCTGCCCGACAGTTCCGGTGGAACGGTGAACAATTATTACAATACCGACAACCGGAAAACGGTGAATCAGACCAATCAATCGCCGAAGGCACTGTCACGGTTGGAGATTTATCGGTTGACACGGAATGCGTTGAATGTGTAAATGGTTACAGTCCCGCTCTGACATAATATAATCTATCGGATATTGTTTTTGCGATCTCCATACTGTTCTCATCAAACCCCAATTTTTCAGACTTTTCGGCGACATCTTCTGGGGTAGTACCGTCAGTAACTAAATAACCCCTTGCCGTATGAAAAAATGCACCTTTGTATATGAATACCGTATGCTCATCATAAAACGCAACCCAATAGAACTCATTTTCTGTACATTCTTTGATGATAGAGGAATCATATGGTATGTCTTTATCATTGGCATCAATGTAATAAGTATCTTCTTTTGAAAAGTTTTGATTATTGTAGTTTTCCAAAAAGTATTCGCCGACTTCAATTGCCGTCTTTTCTTCATCAGAATATTCTATTTCTGAAGTTATAGCGTTTGAGCCGATAGCGTTTTCATAAAAGTTTTCCTCAATATTGCAACCACATAGCGATATTACTGAGAATAACAAAATAATCAATATAGGACGTTTCATAAATATCCTGCACTTTCATAATTTTATTTGTGATATGATTATCCTTTTTGCCATTTATTATACCACACCCCACCAGAAAAAGCAAGGAGGTATCCCATGTATTTCACCCTTATCCTCGAAAACGAATCTGGCGAACAAGTGAATCTGTCCACCACCGCCAACCAATACATGACCTCCAAAATCGAAGGTCTGAATCCGCCTGCCGGAACGATTTCCACTTCTTCTTACGCAGGCATGAACGGCAGCTACCTCAACAACGCTTTCATTGAAAAACGAAACGTAGTCATTTCCTTTGCCATGCGTGGCATTGGCATTGAGAAACGGCGGCATCAGCTGTATCATGTGGTCAAGCCGTCCCGATACATCAAGATCTGGTACAAAACGGCGAACATCGATGTCTATGCCGAGGGGTATGTAGAAACCTGCGAGGTGTCAAATTTCGAGCAGCAGATCAGCGGGCAGATCTCCATTCTCTGTCCGGATATTTACTGGTACAGCCGGGATATTTT